GTAAGCCTTACTAACGGCAGCATATATGATGTGATTGAGATCCTAAAAGACGACTTGATGCGAGTAGTTGATGATAGCGGAGAAGATTATCTATATTCCATTTCTAATCCTAGACCATTAGATGGAAGTTCACTTGGAGGCAAGTGGGTTGTAGTTGAAGATTATTACGGGAAACTTGGACAAGTTTTATAATACCATCTATCGTAACAGTAAACGGTAGGTGGTATTTTTATGGCCAATTTTGTAGGTGAATATGGGTGAAGTAATAGATATAAGCAAAAATCAACCTTATGCAGTTAGTGAAGTAATATGCGTAAGATGCTGCAAGAGATGGATCAGCGTAAGGCCTGAAAAGACATTACTCAAAAATATTGAATTCTATAACTGCGGTAAAGGTGCTGTCATTGAAACAGGACAACCGACAGATTGAGGATGTGAGAAATTAATTATTGCAGATAATAAATACGAGCAAATTGTAATTACAAAAGAAAAAACAGGAAGGTTAGTTACAGCAGACGATAATAAAAAAGTAATAGCCATAATATCTGATGATGATCAAATAATAGTAAAAAATGGATACGAAATCAAAATGGTAGCTGCGTCAGATGATTAATGCATTTTAATCCAGATTGTTGGTTTTATCCTTATCTGGGTTAGAACGTATTATAAGCTTATTATTCATTTATATCAAAAACTAATGGTATATGGAATATTTTAAGTTTTTAACTTTCATGTAGATTAAGGGGTAGGGGGAAACACCGACTCCTTTTATGAACAATGGGGATAGACGGAGTCGTGAAACACGACGGGATCATTATTAGGTGCCTAGCGATTTGTTAGGTGCCTTTTTATATGCCGTCTTTTTAGTATTGCAGACGTAAAAGAACAAGACATCACCGGACACGACCGGGATAAAAAGTGAAGATGAAAGGATGGGATTTATGAAAAAAGAAGATTTAATCGCAATGGGTTTGACAGAAGAACAGGCAAATAAGGTCCTTGAAGCATACACAGAATCTTTGAAGGGTTTTATCCCAAAGGCGCGTTTTGACGAGGTAAACGATGCAAGAAAAGAGCTAGAAAAACAGCTTGAGAAAAGAGATAAACAGCTTAAGGACCTTGCAAAACAGGTAAAGGACAACGAGGAACTAACAAATCAAATTAAGGAGCTTCAGGAAGCTAATAAGGCTACAAAAGAGCAGTACGAGGCTAAAATTAAAGACATAAAAATTGATGCAGTAATTCGTGAAAAGCTAATAGACGCAAAGTATCCGGATCTGTTAATTACAAAGTTTGATCGAAATAAGATTACTGTAACAGATGATGGTACGGTACTGGGTATTGATGATCAGTTGGTTCAAATCAAAGAACAATACAAGGATTTATTTGTTCCGGAAGTCAAGGGAAACCCTCCATACAACAACGATAAACCAACACCCGGAATGAAAAATCCTTGGTCGAAAGAACATTTTAACCTTACAGAGCAGGGAAGGATTCTGAGAGAAAATCCTGAACTTGCTAAGCAATTAATGGCAAGCGTATAAAAATCAATCAAAGAAAGCGAGGTAATTATTTATGCCAGTAACCAGATTAGCGGATATAATTCAACCTGAGGTGTTTACGCCTTATACAATTAACAGAACAATGGAGTTATCTGCTTTAATTCGGAGCGGAATCGCAGAGAACAATAAAGAATTTGATGAGTTGGCCAGTGGTCCTAATTTAACAGCTAATATGCCGTTCTGGGAAGACCTTACTGGTGCTGCTGAGGTAATGGATGATCAGGGTGAAAGCGAGCCCGGCAATATTGGAACCAATAAAGATGTGGCAAGAAAATTAGGCTTTGTTAAATCTTTTGGCGCAAATGCACTGACTAGTTTGCTTTCCGGTGATGACCCAATGAAAGCTATTGCTGACCGTTTTGCTGCTTATTGGGATAGGCATTACCAGCAGGTGTTGCTGTCCATCCTTGATGGTATTTTTGCGGCAAGCAATATGACTGATAAAGTATATGATATTACTGGTAAAACCGGCGATGCGGCATTAATCAATGGCAGGACATTCCTTGATGCTGTTCAGCTTATGGGTGATGCAAAGGATCTTCTTACCGGTATAATGATCCATAGCGCAACTGAAACTTTCCTTGCCAAGAATGACTTAATCGAGTACAGGGAAGAGTCTCAGGGTAGTGTTAGGGTACCTTACTTCATGAATAAGCGAGTTATCGTTGATGATAGTATTGCTTTTGACACTGTTACTGGTGCATCCGAAGCATACCTGTTTGGTGCCGGAGCCATCGCATGGGGTAATGGTAAGCATGAGGTTATCAAAGAAACTGAGGTAGTTCGTAATGGCTTATCTCTTGCCGGTGAAGACATCCTCGTAAACAGGCGTATAAGCATCTTGCATCCTCGTGGAGTTAAATGGGTTGAACCGGTTGACGGACTTGAAAAGAAATTTCCGAGTCTTACAGAGTTGGCAAATGGCGAACACTGGAATCGTGTATATGAGCCTAAGAAGATCCGTATCGTGAAATTTATGTTTAAGATTGATTAATGGGGAGGCTTATGCTTCCCCTTAATTTAAGAAAGGGTGGTTTTATGTCTACTTTGTATGAACAAAGAGTAAAGAGGTTACGCGAACATGTTTTGAGACAACAAAGGAAAAATGAAACGATGGGACCTACAGTTTCGGAGCTGAAGGCTAAACTTGATGAGCTTGGCATTGAATATGATAAAAGAGCCAACAGAGCGACTCTTTTATCTTTGCTTGAGGCTGCACAGAATGAAAACGCTGGAGAGGATCCGGAAGATGATGAGGGCGCTGAGTAATATCAGCTCCCTCTTTTTGTGAAGGGAGTTGATACAGTGACCGCTGATGAAATGATGGCAAAAATTAAGGAAAATCTCAAAATTGATAATAACGAAAGGGATCTGTTGATTTCCGATGTTATCCAGGAAGTTATGAACTACTGTAATTTGACAAAATTGCCGGAAGCTCTTGAGCCGTTTATCCGGAAGAAAGTGCAGCTTATCATTAACTATGAGAATGAAAATGGGGCAGATGCTGTTTTTGATGTGAAATCCATCAAAGAGGGCGATACATCAATCACTTACAACACTTATGAGGTCTCCAGGGAAACCATTTACGGCCTGTCCGATAAGGATAAAGCTGCCCTGAGGCTGTTCAGGAGGCTGAGACGATGAGTAAGGCACTTGAAAGACTTTGGAAGGACCGGATGGACATTTACCGGTACGAAGAATATGAGGAAAACAGAGTGACAAAAAGCAGGGAGGCCCTGAAATATACCGGAGTGAAATGCCATTACAGCAAAGGAAGTTTGACTGATACAGGAGATGAGGGCGTGCCAACCCTGGTTAACTCCTATACTATTTTTTGCAGTCTTGATACGGACCTGCAGGAAGGTGACCGGGTTGTCGTTACCCAGAGAAATGGCAGGCAGGTGTCTCTGATGGTCGGTGAAGGTTTTCCGTATAGCACGCACCAGGAGTTTTCGGTTAAACGAAGTGATACAGCATGAGCCATTCTTCAAGTAGTAATTACCGTAGAAATAAAGCTCTTATTGATAAATTCAGGAAAGAGCTTATAGAAATGCTGGATGATGTATCTGAGATTGATAAGACTATCCTAAACAAGGTTGGTAACAAAACTGTCGGTCGACTTAAAGAAAATACTCCTGTTGTAACGGGCTTCATGAGAAGAAGCTGGCGAGCTCTTCCGACAATAAAAAGTAAAACCGAGGTAAAAAAGGTAATAGTAAACACAGCTGATTATGCTTCTTATGTTAATGATGGGCACAGAATTGTTAATAGAAAAGGTGAGACAGTTGGATTCGTCAAGGGCAAGTATATGCTCGAAAGAGCATTATCTCAGGCTGATAAAGAACTGGTTAAAGCCTTTGAGGATGAAGTCAGAAGGGTGAGCAGAGAGCATGATAAATGAAATAATCAGTGCTATAGCAGAAAAATTGAAAGAATTATATCCGGGCTATAAAAGATATACGGATGACATTCCTCAGAAATTTACTCCACCGGCCTTTGTTATTTACACTATCGATCAGGACTATTCAAAACGGATTGGTAATATATACAAAAGCCGGATCAGCTTTGATATTGCTTATTTCTCAGATAAAGCAAAACAGGAAATAAAGTCCGATTGTCTTACTGTACAGGAAACCTTATTAAGAGAATTTGATACATTCGGGACATTTAAGTCCGTAAACAAGAATGTCCGGATAACAGACAATGTACTGCATATGACATTTGACGTTGTCTACTCTGAAATGATATGCGAGTCATCAGAATTAATGCAGACATTGGAAACCAATACAAATTTATAGAAAGGGTGAGAACATGGCAGGAACATGGACCACACAGAATAAAATATTGCCGGGTGCATATCTGAATTTCCGCACCAATGCCCCGCTCTCAATCACACCGGGAGAAAGGGGCATTGTTGTTATATTGCAGGAAATGAGTAAAGGTGCCGCCGGTGACATGTATAGAATTACAGCATTAGACCAGAGTCAGTATCCTGAAGGGGTAATTGCTGCTGATAAGCTGCTAGTAAACGAAGCCCTTAAAGGTGCTAATACAGTTATTGTGTATAACCTAGGGACTGAGCATACCTCTGAAATAATAGAACAGGCTCTGGCTAGGCTTATGACGGAAGATTTCAACGTCCTAGTTTATCCATATGACGGGGCAAGCTATGACACAAATAAGACCGTAATTAAGACTTGGGTTGATATGATGCGCAAGGAAGAAGGTGTAAAGATACAGGCAGTCATGGCAAATTTCGCAGCAGACAGTGAAGCTATAATCAATGTCGCTCAAGGTGTAAAACTGGGGGATGGAACGGAGCTCACATCGGCACAATGTACTGCTTGGGTAGGTGGAGTGACAGCTGGTGCAAATATCAATCAGTCTAATACCGGTAGGAAGTATATTGGTGCTATTGATGTTGTGCCTAGGATGACTAAGACCGAAATGGAAGCTGCAATCAATACAGGCAAGTGGATATTTAAGGTTGACACAGCGCAAAACGTGACAGCTGTCTATGATATTAACAGCCTGACCACTCTTACTGCGGATAAAGGCAAGGTTTTTAAGAAGAACCGTGTAATCCGCACTATTGATGGCATAAACAATGACATTGTGGAAATCTTCGAGAGCAATTATGTTGGTAAGGTCAATAACAATGCTGATGGAAGGTCACTCCTGAGAGCAAGTCTGATTGAATATTTCAATGAATTACAGCGAATGAACGCAATTCAGAATTTTACTCCTGAAGATGTGACAGTTAGCCTCGGAACGGATTCCGATGCGGTTGTTATTGATTGCTATATTCAGCCTGTAGACAGTGTAGAAAAAATCTACATCACTGTTTATTTGGCATAATGAAAGGAGGATAACACATGGCAGGTAATTTTACAAGACTGGCAGATACAATATCCGCAGATGAGGGTAAAGCATACATAACCGTAGACGGCCAGAACCGTGAACTTTTTGAACTGCAGAGTATCCGAGCTCAAATTGAACTGGTAGTACAAGAAAGAAGAATGCTAGGCCATAAAATGACACAGCATAAAGTAGTAGGAGCAAATGGAACAGGAAGTGCAACCCTATATTTCATGAATTCTGACCATCTTAATAATGCTATCCGATATATTAAAACGGGCAGAATAGCACCTATTAAGGTTCAGATAAAAAATGAGGATCCTCAGTCTTCAGTTGGCAAGCAGGAAGTGGTTTTGGAAAATGTGATATTTGCTACTGTCCCAGTAGCTGCGGTTGAAGAATCAGATGACCCTATCACATTTGATACTGACTTTACCTTTGATAATATTGATAATTTAGAATCTTTCGTGTTGCCGGCAAATTACAGATAGTTAACAAAGGGGGCTATTATTTTAGCTCCCTAATTATTTTATAGAGGAGGAATATGTATGAGTAGTTTGCAAGCTTTTCTTAATCCCATACAGGTAGAAAATAAAGAAATCATTGTGTCTACCCGGTTCCAGGAAAACGGAAAACCGATTCCTTTTATTATTCGGCCCATAACTCAGGAGGAGAATAAACAG